TTTAGATTGTTTATAATCTCATCTTGTCCGATGAGATCGTCAAATAGATTAGGTCTGAGATAGTTCGACATTTCTTATTGCTTCCTTAATTAGATCGGCCACCGTAATTCCAGAGTGATATGCTTTATTTACAAGTGAGGTGGCTTCGGACAAATTGAAACCCATAGACTTCATAGACATGACTGCCTTTTGGATCACTGGGTCTTTTACTTCTTTCTTTTTGTTATTACTTTTAATTGGAAAGGTTACAAATTCTTCAGGAAAAGTAACAGTTAAACTTTCTAAGCATGAAGGACATTCAACACTAGATTCTCTGGTCTGTGGAATATCATCATTGCTAAGTCTAAAGTGTAGTCGGCAGTTAGGACAGAGATAGTCAATGTCAAACTGAACCTTGCAAATCGTAGCTTTCATGTCTTTTCGATCAACATATATTGGGTAATACAAAAGTAGGGCGTGCAGGAATCGAACCCGCATCGGAGGCTTAGAAGGCCACTGTTCTATCCGTTGAACTAACGCCCCATAAGTTATTCAGAATCTCTCATCAGCTCGCAGCAATACTCTTCAAACATTAGTGCCGCTTCATCTTTAGTAGAAAACCATCCTACTGGCATATCAGCTTCATCCCAGAAGAAATATCCTTGCTTGTCATTGTCCCAGTGAATACGTTTGTAAGCATCGTTCATTTCATTCTTCATTTTCATCTACCTTCTTTCCATGTTTGTCAACTGTTATCCAGCCACAACCTTCACAAAGAACATAATATCTTTCATTGCCACGAACAAAACCTGCAAAATCATTTCTTGCGGCGTTCTCTTCTCCGAATAATTCGGATGCACATTGATAGCAAAAATTAGCCATATAATTTCTCCAAAATATCTTTAGTCTCTTGCCAGCCATCAACCTGATGATAACGATCTGACTTCAAGGCTATGTTATGGTCGTTTCCACCATGAAAACATTTATCACCGAAAAAAATGTTATTACCAGTTATTCTATCTATTACTTGGGATTTATCTTTTCCCTTTTCATAAATATCAATACTTATCTCGCCCCCAATAGATAGGTCTATGTTATTATACTTATGAGACAGGATATTTACTATGTTAATTCTTTCTCTATTTTCCAAATCCCACTCGTAATATTCTTTTCTTTGCTTCTGAGTGCATGATCTTCCTATAGTTGATATATTAACCATGCCTGTTCTTTTTTCAATATTATTTTTCGCTGTTCCGTACCAGTGACTTCTTACGAGTAGATCAAGAACATCAGTCTCAAGATCAGAACCCATATGCCACTTTGACTCCCAAACCTTCTCGCCTTCAATGTATAGTGAGTTGCCGCAGTTCTGGTATGATCCAGTAACCGTGATCCACAAGGCTTGACCAATCTGCTCTACTGTTTTACTGTAATCTGATCCGGTAACAAGAAGAACCCTATGTCCTTGATTTTTTTTCTCTAAAACCCAAGCAAGAAAGAACTCTCCAAATTGTTTATCAATCGGTTGACGAGCAGGAGTTAGTGTCCCATCTACATCAAATAAAAAATTATACATATCTTTGATTCCATTTCTCTCTAGCCTTTACCCAGTCATCAGCAGAGCCACTGGCTCCACCACACTCTTCACACTCGTACCAATAAAGGCCTATGCTATCCATAGCTTCAGCCTGTGGATTCCCACCGCAAAATGGACATGGGAGTAGGGTGTCTTCTGTAAATTCTATAACCTCTATATCATGCTTTCCACACTTAATGCACCAAATAGGCTTGTTATCTACGTCTACGGTTCTTCCGCAGCACCCGATGAGATATTTCATTTATCATACCTCCTCAAGTCTTTAACTAAAGAATAGTAGTCTAACTGCTCTTCATCTGGAGTGATCCTAGATACTTGCCATTCTGGATACTTAGCTTCTACTTTTGACTGAGCCGATTTAATGTCTGTGGCTTCTACAAATTTTACCTTGTTCATGCCTCTTTTATTAACTAAATTAACTATATATTTCATTACTTAAAGTTCCTCTTAACCATCCACCATAAAGTTTTGAAAATACTCCTGTGCTTCACATGCTCTTCTGTCTCTGATAATCCAAAATGATCCAGAGAACACTTATCACAAAAATAATCTTTGCATATCCTACATCTAAAGCAGTCCTTGTATGTTATTTCTTTTTTACAGTTAAAGCAATTATTGTCCATCTTATTTAATATCTTTACAAAAATACTGATAGATAAAAAATGTAAGAAGAACGCCTAATATATAAGAGCCTGCGAACTCCTGTATAATATGCTTATGCTCAAAAAGCAACGCCATTCTTTCTGTACTATTCATAGCTATATTCATAATAAAAAGTTTAGTAAGTAGACTTGGTAGGACTCGAACCTACGACAAAGGGATTATGAGTCCCCTGCTCTAACCAACTGAGCTACAAGTCCGTAGCGACCTTGACGGGACTCGAACCCGTAACCACCGGATCGACAGTCCGGTACTCTAACCTATTGAGCCACAAGGCCAGTACCCCGTAGGAGAATTGAACTCCTGTCTTCGGCGTGAAAAGCCGATGTCCTAGTCCACTAGACGAACGGGGCAAAAGTAGAGTGGGGCAGCAGGATGTTAGCACAATTTCAATCATTACGATTTTGAAATTTAACCCCACTCTAACTAGGAGATATTAATTATTCATCCATCTATCTTTGAATGAATCCAAATCTGAGGTGTCTAGCTGAAATTGCAAACCCATATCACTTGTTACTTCAGAAGATTCTTCTTCATCCATATAGTCTTCAAGTTCCCAGTCTTCATCATAGGTGTCGTAGTCTTCTTCCCACTCAAGCCCGTCATCGGTAGCTAGATTATACTCCATCTCGCCCTCATAGAGCTTCACAACCTCGTAGGAGGTAGTTCGTAGCTTCTGGCACTCACAGTCCAGAGGGACGCTTACAACGTCTTCTGGGTTGATCTTGACGATGATACAGCGATCAGTACGATCATCATCTTCACAAAAGTTACCATAGCTCTGAACATAATCCAGAGTACCGGCATGAAGTCCTGAGCTACAACCGTTGTTCCGGTCATCATCAACTCCGAACCGAGTCATTGAAGGTTTCTGACCAACGCTATTGTCTACAGTTCCACTCCACTTGTCCATAAAGTCATTGTTCACAGCCTTGTAAGCCAAGAAGCAACCGTCCTCAGTAATGGGTAGGCTCTTGTGAGACAGGAAGTCAAACAACTCACGACGAGATGAAAAGCTCGGATTCTTCATCATGTTCTTTAGGAAGTTGATGAGAGGTTGAACTGGAAGCTCCTGACGCATGAAGCTAATAATTTTTTCAGTTAAAGTATTATGCACAGATTCTCCGTGATACATAACACATCCGTCTTTAATCTGAACCTCTGAGTCTTCAAGATAGTCTTCTACCTGAGAAGTCTTGTCGAGTACGGTTAAGATTTCATCCTCCGTTGCTCCTACACGCAAAGCATCCATTACCTTTGCATGAGATTCATCTGTTGAGTTGACGAAGTATTGCTTGCCTTTAAGCACGATACTAATGTTACCTTCGTCAGAAATTAAGTAAGCAGTCATAATAAAATCTCCTAAGTTTTAGTTACAACAGTCGAACGCTTCGACCATTTCAATTAAGTTTTGTACGACACTAGCTTCAGTGCCGTGAATGTAGTTTCTATTTACCCAGTGAATGAGGAATGAATATTTATCTTCACACTTCTGAGCTAACTCAGCGACATGTGAGTTACTATTATCATCGTCACTGTCTACATTATACTTTAACATTCTTGCCATTGCAAGGATTTTTTCTGCACTTTTTGTAGATTTATCTGCACCCACAAAAGCCATCAGTTCTCCAAGTAGGCAATCTTCGCTAATGGTAAGCTGAAGTTTAGTAAGGAGCGAAGCAAGTTCAGCAACCCAACTCACTTCATCCTTCAAAGATTTTAGCCGTATAAGTTCTGTTGCATTGTTCTCTTCCATGTAGACTTCAAATGCTTTTGTAGCCCACTGTTCAAGAGACATCCAGTTATCTTTTTTAGCTACTCTTTTAATTTGGTTCTCTTTCATGCCGTACACAGTAGGCATGGTAATGCCCATATCTTCAAATTGGCTATGTAACCGTTTCACATCAATACTCTGTCCATTATCAAGAGTAGTTTCATAGTTGAACCAGTTGACATAGAGCATATTCTCAGAGTCGTCCTTGATGTCTACCTCATCTTCAGGCCAATACCGACCTTCAAATCGGTGAGTAGAGCCACCGCCAGATGCAGAGAACTTTCTCACAGTTGTAGTGGTCTTGCGAGTATAGCCTTTATTGCCTTTATTAGTTCCTGTAGCCTTCGGTGCATCCTTCAACTCAGAAGAATAGCATACTACATTGTCATCATCACAAACACCAAGCTCTTCCTTGATCTGCTCAAGAGTCATAGGATCACCTTCTTGAGTACCGGAATGTACAAGATATACAGTTACATTTTCAGTTCCACACAGGTGGCGACAGTTTTTGTCAAACCTAGTCTCAGTGTCTTGGACTACAACACGAACATCTGATCGTACCTCAAGACGCTTCTTATATTCGTAGTTACTAGCTTTAACCTTACCACCATCTCTAGTGAAGGTACGACGAACATACAGTTCAGGGTATTCATCTAGTGAACGCCCGTCGAACATAGACAGTTCTTCAATAGAACCAATACCTTTGATCTCACGGACAATCTCACGCTGAATAGCTTTTGCTTGCCACCAACTATCAGCCTTAGAAAATCGGACTCCAATGGAGTCTGCAATCTCAGACATAACACGGTCAATAGCCTTCGAGATACCTTTAAGAGTATGTTCATTATACTCAAGAGCTTCCCTAGAAGGAGTAACATTCAAGTCTCCGATAGGAACTTCAATTACTGCATTGTTTCCTAGAAAGGCTCGTTCCTTGCTATCATGCCCGAACTGCCAGACATCAACAGGATATGCTACATTGCCCATAACAACAACAGAATTGTCGCTGTATCGACCTTTGTCGATTCGCCATGTATCACCACTGATGATCTCTTTTCTTTCTGGGTAAACAAAGTCGCCATTGCCAGATACTTCAGGACGAGTATTAAAATATTTATAAACTTCAACCGCACGATCAGAAAACTTATTAAAGTCATCTTCTTTAACAGAAAAAGAAATCTCAACACCATTGTCTTCTTCGGTATCCCAAGAACCAAACTCATTCAACTCAGGTACTCCATCCTCACTCTTAACCAGAGCATACATGGTCATAGTGCCATCATTGTATGTAGTGATGTTAAACTGGTCAGCATATGCCAGTGGTGTCTTAGAGCCGATACCGAAGCATCCGGTTTCCGAGTTGGTGTCAGTCTTGTCTGACTTCATGTAGTTAATATATACATCGTAAACTACATCTTCGGTCATACCAACACCATAGTCTCGGATTCGGAGATGCGGGTCAAGCGCATTAGGTAATTTAACAGAAAAAGGAACTTCCTGCTTACCTGCACGGATATGAGAGTCTGCGGCATTAGCTCCAAGCTCTTGGAGGATAGCCTTGATTGGATCGGAATACTGTCGTGCCAGCATGTCAAACGCCTTTGCGTTGACTACGATACCGCATTTAGTTGATTTTTTAACACCATTTCGTGTTACATCGTTAATTCTTGATACAGTTTTCATAATTATCTCCTAGTAAGAAACTGTGACTTAAACTTGTTATGACTTGATTATAACATACTTATCGGGATTGTCAAGGATAATCTTTAAAAATCTTCTCCATTTTCTTTGAAATAATCAGAGAGTATATCCAAGATATCATTACTGCTGAAAACTATATCATCATCATGTTCATCAAATCCACGTTCAGAAATGATATAGAATCCATTAACAGCGAATGTATTGAAAAAATGTAGAACTGCTTTACAGCATCCGTCCAGAGGGCTATCGGCATCAACCACTGCCTTTTCCATGCCGTCTTTAACGTAATACTTAGCCATCTGTATCTATTCTTTCTCTTTTGATAAGAATCGTAATATCTTTTCTCACTCTCTTAATTATATCCGTTATTGACTTGCTTTCAGTATCATAATGCTCTGCAAGCTCTAATGATGTCTTTCTTTTTTCTCCAGAAAGGCCATAGTATTCTTTGAAGATAGAGGAGTCCTCAGACGAGACAACTTCTTCATTATCTAACATATCTATTAGATATGCTAGGCAGAAGTGGTCTGGTACTTCTTTCTCCTTGTATTCTTTTCCTGTTACTGAACTACTAAACATTCCTGTTCTGTTATACATTTTTTGTTTCATCTTTTTTATTGTCTCTACTTTTCTATTTAATTTATCTGCTATAACTTCTGAATCACTACTATCAGAAGAATCTATGTCTTTCATCATCTTTGACGCATATGAGCTTATACTGAAAGGATGCTTCATCTTATAGTTTGACTTGTGAGTTGCGCTTATCAGTGCATTGTTAACAGCCCACCAGACCAGCGTAGTTACTGCTCCATATTTATGTGGGTCAAATACATCCACTGCCCTAACAACTGCCATGTTTCCTTCTTGAACTAAGTCCTCAAAGTCTATGTGTTTATTGTTGGTTGAAAACTTATCCGCTATCTTTATAACCATAGGAAGGCAAGACTCTACTAAAGTATTCCTAGCGGAGATGTCTCCATTTTTCATTCTTTTATGCAGAGCCAGTTGTTCTTTACGAGTTAGCTTCTTATATCTTTCTTGTACTTGTTTCTTATAATCCATATTACTTTTCCTTTATAGTTAAATTTAGCCCTTAGTTGGGAAGTCAATAAATAGGTCTGGGGTTACAGATTTACTTTCTGGAATACAGATACCTATATCTCTAATGTTTATATGAATGAAGTAACTTGTTATTTTTACTACATCTATTTGGTTTTTTTTACAAAATCTTTTATGATATAAATTAACTCTACCATACTGAGTTCCTCCTCTAACCCAATCTTTATAAACTACAAACTTGTACTTGCCTTCGTATCCTGCTGGTTTCCCAAGTTTAGTTACTATATTTGCTAATATATACCTCTCTAAAGAAGGAGTATTCTTTATCAATTCTGTAATGCTCGGCATCTTGGTCTTGCCCTTTTCAGATGAGCTTTTCATAGTTGCCTCCATGTAATACCTCACTTTCTTACATTTTTATATACACTGTTCTTCTTTGATACTACCACTATACAATACATTATCGACGTTTGCAACTCCAATCTGCATAAAAAAAGGGAAAAAGTATAAACTTTCTCCCCTCTCTTTGGTAAGATTATTAATCTTAACCTATTCTGTCGTGACTATTCCTGTGATCCGTGAAGTTGGCTCAGTATTATTGGTGTCCAACTTTTGGCTAACATATGAATAGAGACAGAGTGTTACTCCGATGAAGAAACCTAGTGCAAAGTCCTTCCAGTCAATCTTAAGATTTTTAACCATTAAAATAATCCTTTCAGAGCTGATCCGATTCCTCCGAAACTAAAACCGCCCTTAAAAACAACAAAATAAATGACTAATCCTAAAGCCATAATAATAGCGAGCCATTTTCTCTTGGCCGCAACAGCATATGCCTTATCTTCCTGTGCTTCAATCTTGTCGAGCTTATAGTCTCTTCTACCATCAACCTTTTGCTCTTTTGCATCAGCCTTTTCCTCTTTAGCTTTTTTTCTCTCACTCCATCGAGAAGTAGTGTCATTCCATTTTTCTTTTGCTTTATCAAATAGCCCCATTTTCTTGAGCCTCCTTAATTAATTCACTTGACGATCTTGTCTTGCTACCTCCGACATTATATGCCATTTCAATACCAAGACGGTTACATACTTCTTCTTCAGCGACATCACCTTCTTTACGATCTCCACCATTTGCAAAAATGATTCCATCGAATCCTTCGTTGTCTTTAAAAAGATAATATATGCTGAGAAGAGAATTTGACACACTACCATCTTCATCTGTTGATGCATAAGTGTAATCAACATCTTTTAGATTAGATACAATTCTAAATCTATCTTTTTCATTCATAAAAGGAACTGATCCTTTGATTTTTACTTGGTCATCGCTATTTACAATAACAACTAAAATATCTCCAAGAGATTTAGCTGAAGAGATATAGTCTATATGACCAACATGTAGCGGATTAAAGTAACCACTAATGACTACGACTTTACCGGCTTTCATTTTATTCTTCCATTAAACTTTTACAGTAAGATATAAATGCTTCTTCAGCATCATCTTTATTTTCCCAGTATCCTTGTTTCATATCAGCCTCATCCCAAAACAAATAAGCCTTCATGTTATTGTCCCAATCTATCATTCCATTTTCTCCTAGCTTCTACCCAATCATCTGCTGACCCAGAAGCTCCTCCACAATTATCACACTCATACCAGTATAAGCCAACACTGTCTAAAGCCTCTGCTTGTGGCTCTCCTCCACAGAATGGACATGGTAACAAAGTCTTCTCTGTGAACTTAACAACATCAACATTGTGTTCTCCACACTTAATGCACCATATTGGTTTATTATCTGCATTAATAATTCTACCACAACATTTGATTAAATACTTCATAAAACATACATTTCATCTAAATAAATCGGTGTTAATTCTCCTACGTAGGCGTTAAATGTATTGTATTCCAACCATTCAAATGCTTCGGAGTAATCTACCGCCAACTCTTTCATGCAAATCTCTATCATTTTTGGTATAGAATATACCACCCTTCCTGCATCAGTGCCACCAGCAACGCCAATAATAGCAGTGTCATAGCCATTGGCAAGCAAAGAATCAGGAAAATTATATCCAATATATTTAAGTAAGCTATCCGTTTTTGTTTCTTTATCGCTCTCATATTCCATACCTTACTCCTTATGTCCTCTTGAAAGAGGGTCTTGTTCTTTCTTTTTTTCTTTAGTAGCTATAATTATTCCATGACCAAATAATATTAATAAAACAGGAAGGATTATAGGCGATAAAACTATTAAACAAATTACGTTCAAGAAGCTAATGAGATCAGCTTTTATCCCTTTATTCATTATAGAGTCTTGTCTCCATGACTGAAACCCTTTTTCCAAGTCTTGTTTTCTTTGTCCCACCATTTTCTGTACTTAGCAATTATATTCTTGGTCTTCTCGTCAATCATCTTAGAGTGATCTCTGAACTCTTGTAGCTCTTTATCATCGGTCTTCGTTGCTTGATACTTTTTCTTCTTTGGTGGCACGTTTCTTATAAACCTTTTGTTCTTCCCTATACAATAAATAAAATGCTAATCCTGCTACAGCTAATTCAATAGTCCAAGCTGTTAGTCCTGCGTAAAGTGCTTGCATGATGTCTTTCTCTTACTCATTATATAATAGTGTTCGGAATATGTCAAGGAAAAAATTAAATAAAACTCTGTGAAAGAAGAAAATAAATAGAAATAAAACTATGAAGAAGAATGAAACCCAATCTGTTTCTTGATCTCTGTGGTCAGTAGTTTCACCGAAAGAGTCTAACCCTCTTTTTCGAGGATCAGACTTCGGTGGCTCATATGGATTATGGTTCATCTCTGTTGAACTTCGCCCTGCAAGGATCAGCTAAACCTGAGTCTAACCGATCTTTATATGTAACATATTTACCTCTATCATCTTCGCAAACTACTGTTCCATCTTCTCTATCTTCTACAACCATTTCGGCGTGTGAGCCAAACCAGCTCTTTGTAGTAATAGAATTTCCTGTAACATGTTTTGATCTTCCTCTAGCCATTTTGCGTCCTCCTTCTCAATCTTTCTTATTTCTCTATTATATCTTCTAATATCTTTTCTAGTAAATTTATCTAGTTTGAAGAAAGGTAGGAAGGCAATGGTAATTATTACCCAAACCATACCTTACTCCCTATAGAATCTACCAGAGTTATATTTAAACTCAAGGCGAGGTTTTTTGAAGTAGTAAGTTTTCTTTCTTGGTTTGTAAAAGTCTGCCCTAAATGGAGCAGTTACAATTTCTCCAAGACCAAACGCAGTTGTCTCGATGCCTTCAATAACCTTAGCTCCAGTATCTATCATAAAGCTACCGGCGCTCTTAATGTACTCATCCACAGGAACCAGCCTGAACTGTTCAGCACCGTCTGCTGTAGATAACGGCATTGCCGCCATAGTAAAAATTAATAAAAACTTTTTCATATTTAACTTCCTTATTAAATTAGTAGAAAAACTAGTCCTAGTAGAAGTATCATTCCTATTACAACTACTCCTGAAATTATAAGAGAGTCCCTTCTCTTACTCTTTTCTCTTTCTTTTATCCTGTCCTGAATTTCAGATGGAGTAGCCCAGTATCCTCTGGTCTTTCCGTCATTCTGAATTTCTTTCCAGTCCATTTTAATCTTCTATCTTTTTAACTTCCAGACCAAACTCACTGTATGTTTTGGAAGCTGACTCAACAACTTCTTCTTCAATCGGAGCAAAGCCAATAGGGTCATGCTTTTTGATTACGTCTAATGATATTCCTTCATCATTCATTTTTACGGAAACAGTAATCTTTCCAATGTCTACGCTTAAATATTTATCTTCCATATTATATTATACCCTACCTTCCTGCTTATATAGTTCATTAAGTTTGGTTTCTAGCTTTTCTTGAATAATAGTGATCTCGGATTCAAGTTCAAGGCCAGAGTACATTAGTTCCTCAAGATCATACCTGTCATAATTAGCTATGAACACAGACATTGCTCTGTTAATAATTTCTATTTGATAATCCTTTAGTTCCATAACATATCTCCTATCCAGTGTAAAAAGTAAATTAAAAAGTATCCTAAGATGTATCCTCCGATGTACCATAGTATAACATACAGCGTCATATCTGTCAAGGATTTAATATCTTCTTTGAGCATTTTATTTCTCATAGTCTTTCTGAGTTATAGTATATATCGCAAACATCATGCCAAATATAAAACCGCCAATTCCCGCAGCCCAAGCTAAACTATAGATTCCCACTTCTATGAACCTTCCCATTATTTTTTATTAAGTATTTTATTTGCTACATATGTTATCGGATAAGCACATGTA